CTATCGCAATGGGGGTTGTCCCAATGCAGGTCGCTGACAAGTAAGAACTCCTGCCCTGATTGGCAGGTTACTTCGTGGATGTTTCGGGTGTGCTTGGTGGCTGGTAGGATCATGAGAGGTTTTTAAGTTTGGCATTCTCGGCTTGTAGGGAGTGGATGGTATGTTCCATTTCCTCAAGTCGTTGACGCAAACTTACGACCTCATTGCGAAGTTGTGTTAATTCCTTGTTTTGTGATTCGCTGGTAGCCTGCCACATAGCGAGGACCGCTTGGGCCTGCCTGACTTGCAGGGAGTCCGATTCGACACGGCCCTTGGTGAACCAAGCGACCGCTCCACCGACGATTGCTGCAACGCTCCCGACGATGGTGGTTTCTATCAGGTTCATTACTTGTTCGGCTCGCCCTTTGTTTTATCCAAAGCCATCCAACCAACTGACAACAAGGTCAATACGGAACCGATGATTTCGGTTAGGGTCGCTGAATCAATGATACCTTTAGCAACAAGGGTTCCACCGATAAATGTTAACAGGTGGCGAAGTAGTGCGATGACTGCTGATTTCATAAAAGGGAGTTTTGGGGTTTCGGGTGTTTCGGGGTTGCGTTTGCGAAAAAGTTTCATAGTGATTTGTGTTGGTGGTAGTCCTCGGTGTACTGCTCGTCCCATCCGAGAAAGGAGTGAACACCGCAGGGTTCGGGCCAAGTTTCGTACTGGGTAGCCTCTTCGGGTGCGTCGCCCTCCCAAAGGATGTCGTAGCACACAAGGCCATCCAAGACCCCAAGGGAAACCGCAGCGGTCGTGCCTGTGCAAAGAGCCAGCACCTTGTCAGCGTCGGCCTGCTTGGGGAATGCGTACTTGCGGAAGGTAGCCATTAGAGGGTTGACAGGGCGATAAGTTCAGCGTTGCTTAGGCGAGAGGTGTAGATTGCAGCGGAGCGGATTCGGGCGTTCCATTGTTGGTCGTCTGTACTACTTTCTCTTTTTCCAATAAAAACTGCGTTTAATACCGAAGGAAAAGTTCCTGCCGTTGTCCCTGAAACTACTGCGCCTCCATCTAAACTTGCGAATAAAGTACCGCTGACACCGCTTTGCTGATACGCAAAGGCTACTTTATGATAACCAGCAGCAGGATTGCCAAGAGATATATCTGTCGCTTGAATTTGCGCCCTTAATGCATTACTTGTGTAATATAAAAAAACTCTATTTGATTGAGTTCCGTCACTTAGAGCAAAAAGCCTTCTCGTTGTTGTGTCGCTTCGTATCTCAAACTCCGCATAAAGCGTCCCCGCGGTCTGCCCGATGCAACCGCTGACTGCGCCTAATAGGCTGATAACGTCTGCGTTGCGGGTTACCGCTGCGGCAGTTGTGGGGATGTAGGATGTTGCGATGGAGCCGACTTCTATCTGCGCTCCAAAAACAAAAAGCCCGCTTGTGCCGTCGCCTGTGTAAGACACATTCCCCGAAGCGTCATAAAGAAATAAAATAAAATTATTGGATGCTTGATTAGCAGTAAATGTTGCGCCTATGCGATACCATCCATTGCCGAAATTTTGAATAAAAGGATTAGTGCCACCTGTAACCGTTCCTGATGTTAGGTTAAAATCCATATCAAAATAAACCCCTGAACCGCTTGTTCTTAAACGACCACGGCTTCTTTCGGATGCCTTAACAAAAAAACTTGCGGTATAAGTTGTTCCGCTTGTCAAGGTCAAACTTTGCAGACAAAAGTGATTTCCCGTAACTGCCGCCTCAATCAATTTGTCGGCATTAGTCGTTCCGTCAGGCGATGCAGTCACATTGCCTGAAACGGTTGCTCCTTGCGAGCCACTTGTAGCCGCCCAAGGCGACACATTCCAAGCGGCACTCTGCAAAAGCGAGTTGATAGCACTCGGCTCCACCAACAACGCAGGGCAGCCAGCCGTTCCTCCGCTTGTGTAGTAATCCAAACGAGGAATCCCCGAAGCCACCGACTCAATCAAGCCGTTTGCATTCACACGGGTCGCAGTCGTGTTTCGGGTTACATTGAAGTCACCCGATGCACCCAATACCACACCGCCCGAAGTCGTTGCTAAGGGCGTGTAGAGTTTGCCCGTCTTAAAGCGAGCAGGGACTAAAATCAGCGATGGTGTCGGCATTGTTAGAAGTTGTAAATAACTGCAAAGCGATTGAAGAGGCACCCATTAACGGCAGCCTCGGCAGCGGTTGCTCCGTCAGCGGTTGCCCTTGCGTTGAACAAGGCCCACACCCCAGCAGCAACGCCACCTTGGAGCATGTTGGTCGGGTAGCCGTAGCCGTAGCCTATCAGCATTACAGGAATGTGTAACCGATGACGGAACCTGCGCTTGGAGTAACGGCCGTAATCTTGCCTCCGTTGCGTCCTGAAATCACGATGCCAGCGGATATGGATGCGCCCGACAAGTTGTAAGCGGTTAGCAGGTTCTCGCCACCAGTTCCCGTTAAGACCGTGAAAGTAGCAGCAGCATTGACGACTACGAAGTCGTAAACTTTACCGCTTACGGCTCCGTTAACGAACTCCATCGTACCGCCCTGTCCGAGCATTTGTTGCAATATGGGTGTAGGCATTTTTTAGCGTTTAATTGTAAATGTCTTTTATGTGGGAATTTCACAAACTGAATGACCGTAGGGGATTTCAAAGGTCATCGTAGCCTGCCACCCAGCCGTGCGGTCGTCCCGGCTCTCTACAAACCTCGTAAGCGACACGCTTGATGATAGGGTCCAATCCTCGTTCGGGTCGTTTGTGAGGGCTGATATGAAGTCCTGTGCTACCTGTAACTGGTCGCTTAAGACCTCATCCTCGTTGTCCTGCCAACCCAGCGTAGGGCTGCCCGAAACCACTCCGCCCATCGGCTTGATGGACTCCACCCGGTCGCTAAAATAGACACCGACCACAAGGTCCAAAGTCCCAGCGTCAGTACTTGCAGACTGCACGTCCGCAAAAACGAGCGGATAGACGATACGCTCACGGCTTGGGGTTCGCAGGTTGATGGTGTTGTCCGTGCCGATTGCAAGCGGGTCGCCCGTCCCGAACGAGTTGACCTGTGGATGAGCATTTGCAAGGTCCAGCAGGGCTTGCTTGATTTTTATCCATGACATAGTTTTGCAGTTTCAGTATGTTCTTCTTGTGCGCACCCATCGTCAGCAGTCATTACACGCCCCAAATTGACCGTAGGGGTAGGGGTAGTCAAGGTTGCTGATACCCATTCTTCGGTTGCGGTCCAAGACCATCCCGGTTCGGTAGTTGGTTGCGTTCGGGTAGATGGTGTCAAGAGCAGACGGAGGCGAGTTCCAAAGCGGGTAGGCGTTGCGGTTCTCCATGAGGTAGCGGGTAATGCGTTCGGAATACCACTCGGCATCGTTCTTCACTTTGTCGGTCAGCCGGGTAATCTCTTCCATGCTCATTTGGGAGGACTCTTCGCTTGTTCTACGAACCATCCCCTTGTTCATGTACTTGAAGGCAAGAACCATGGGCAACTCGTAGTAAAGCCATTGAATCATCGCAGGCTGGATGTAGTCCTCCAAGAGCGTTTGGTTGAGTGCAGACGTTGAACCGCTGACGACCTGCGTAACCAGTTCCCCGTACAACGGAGAGCCAACGATGGGCTGAATCCGCATCTCTTGGACCTTGACAACCGTTGGACGGATTTGGGTGTAGGATACGTTCTCGTTGATAATGCTATTGTCCAGTAGCGTTTCTTCGCTTATGAATAGTGCCTTCATGCCTTGCTGATTTTATTGCCTTTACGGATTACCAACTGCTGCTCCCATACATGGCGACATTGTGGCCTGTTCACTCCGCTGGGCGTGTGATACCAACCGCCTCTGCGATTCCAAACGGAGTAGCCCATGATTGCAGAAATCCCGTCAATGTCCTCACGAGTGTAAACCTTGCCCTGCCCTGCCAAGTCAAGCATGACCTTGCAGAACTCACGGCTGGATCCTTTGTCCTTGTTGCTGAACCCTGTGGCCCATGCGTACTTGTAGCGGACCTCCAGTACAGGCTCGGCAACTTCCTTGACATTCTTGGGAAGGTTCTGCTCGGCAATCTTGTCCACGGCCCTGCTGATTGGGTAGCGGTCCTTGGTGATTAGGTAAGCGACTCGCTTGGCGACCTTGGCTTTGCTGACCCCGAACTCCTTGGCCATTTCTTCAACGCTGGCTTCCCGGTTCTTCTTGCGGTAAGCCTCAATCTTCTTGTCCAGTTCTTTCTCTTCTTCGCCCAGTTCGGCAAAGGCCAAGCGGATGTTTTCGTCAATGTTGGAGTCAAACCGCATCGGCTTGGAGTGCATAACATGGTAATCGTCTGCATGACATCCGAACTTACTTGCAACCACTTCCAAGACCTTGAACTCTTCTTCGCCCCATCCGTAATCTTCGTCGTCTTCCTCGCCCCATTGAGGCTCGCTGAACTCTTGGGACTGCACTCCGAGCATCGTGTCAATCTCTTGAGCAGATAGGCCGAAGCCGGCTGACAACATGGTCCGAGCCATCTCCAGCGTGATTTTGTCCTGCATATACTGACGCACAATTCGCATCAAGTTTTGGTACTCACGGCCTGACAACTTCTTGATGTTGTCGTTGCTCGACAACTGCTCCACGGCTTGCGGTTGCTCATCGGGTTGGGGATTAGGTCCAACCACGTCGGCAGGCTTTTCCAAAGGTTGCAGACCTGCCTTTTCCCGAAGTTCGTCTTGGGTCATTATCTGCAAGAGAGCCTGTTCGCTTAGTCGCTCGGTAATCGGCTCTACGGGGATAAGTTCCATCCCTTCCACGCCATTAAAGGATCCCAAATAATTGATCATCCGCTCCACTTTGCGGACCCGGTCGTTGACGTAGGTGGCCTTGAACAACTCGTAAGCCTCGACCAATTCGTTGCGTCCACCCAATTGGCCTTCGGTCTTCACCCCGAATAGCATGGGGTTGGTTACACGATGGGCAATGAATATCTCTTGCTGAATGGCCTTGTTGAGTATCTCGAACTGCTTATCCATGTCGGACGGAGTCAGCGGTTCCAAAGTCGGGGCCTTGGCTGCATCGTCGTTGAAGGTTACAACAAAGCGACCAGCGTTATCCGTACCGCTGAACTTACGCTTGATTTGCCTCTCAATGTCCCCCTGCTCTTCGGGGGTCGGGATGCCGTTGTTGAAATTAATCAAGTAACCGCCCCAAAAGTTGTTGCGGAGGTTGTTGTTGTGGAAGTTAGCCACTTGCACGTCTGCTTCAATCCAAGCGTTCCCCCCGATGTATTCCGGCAAAGGATAGTGCTTTACGCCTGCTGCATAGACCCTGTAATAAAACAACTGCTTACCGAGGCGGTTCTCCGGGTCGAATGCAGGAATCTTCTCGATGTCCCCGACTTTGGGGAAGAGTTGCATCATGTCGTCGTTGTACCAGTCAGCCACCTGAAACATCTTCTCCTCCTTGTCAACCCTGATTTTCTCAAAGGGAATATGCTCCATCTTGGCGATGGTCCCAAGTTTGGACCAAGTAACTGCGACCGCAAAGCCGTTGAAGATTTCCAAGTCAAGGACCAGTTTCTCCGTGATGTCGTTTAGGTCCTCCGTGCTGGAAAGTCCGTCAAAAAACTTGATGAACCGGGCCTCTTGCTCTACGGTCAAGTCATCCCCTGCCTGCCATCCTCCGCCCATGATGTAGTTGACCTTACCATTCACGATAGCGTTGTGCTTGGACGACCTGCGATAGTTGTCCAGCAGGTAGTAGGGGTATTCGTTGGCAAAGCCGTAGGTGATGTATTTGCCGGAGCGGTTCTCCAGCATGACTGGAACCTTATGCTCTATCCCAAGCCATTGGGTGAAGTGTTGAGTAGATTTATTACTCATAGCGTGTGGATGGTAAATGAAAGGGCTGAAATTGCGATACTTGCACCGCTATTGATTGCGTTGACGTAGATGGTGAACTCATCGTTGACCGCACCCGTAACGTAGGCCTCCGTATAAATCGCATGGCCGTTCGTGTGGCTCGTTGTGATGTCAGTCATTGACTGGTCTATCGGTGTACCGTTCTTGGCGATGTAAACCTTGATTTGGTTGTTGTTGCCCTGTGCCAAGACCATAGACGCAGCGATTCGAAGGGTCGCCCCTGTTGTGCCTGTATAGGTCAGCGATGTCGTGGTCCTTGAAAAGTTGTAGGTTGACAAAACGCCTGATTTCATCGCACTTGTCAACTTGACCCTTTGCCCCTGCGTTGGGGTGAAGGCCGTGTCGGTATCGAGGTAAAGGTTTGCAAAACCCCGTTCCCGGTCAAGCGTTGCGGTGTCAGCAAGGTCGTCGAACAAGCCGCCCACACGGGATGCGGTGTTCGCCCCGGCAGCGGTTTCGTTGGTGATGGTAGCAGCACTCGCTTGGAGGTCGCTTCGTGTTTGTACGCTCATGCGAAGGATTGGTCAAAGGTTGAATCGAATACCCTCACGCTGGATGCGAGGAAGGTGTTGTAAGTAATTGAATTGGCGTAGGTATTGAACCCTATCGTTGCG